TAAATTTGAATTTAGTGTTGTTAATTCTCTCCTTGAATTTTCTAATATATTATCATATTCAGTAACCATAAATGGGTCAGCTATAAATGGATATTCATTTGAAAAAACAAATTTTTGACCAAGAGGTTTTCCAATTAAATAATCACGTTCTAATAAATCCAACTTTAAAATATCATCAAATGTATATTGTTCTTTCTCAGATAATTTAAAGTCAATTATATTACCATCAACATTATAAAGATTCAACAATAATTGATTTAAACGATTTTGTGTTAATTGTAATTTATCATTTTGTGTTAAATTTTGATAAACTGTTATTGGATTAAGTTTTTCATTTTTCAAACAAAATAAATACAATTCACTCATGGATGCTTCTTTTGAAATAGCTTCAAATATTTTTAGTTTAATTATTCCAATACTATCATCTATGTGAATAAATTGATTTACAAATACTACCTCAATTTTGTTATTTTTTATATTATTTATTTCATCTTTATTAAATATATCTGAAAATATTTTGTTTTCGGGTTCTTTAATAAATATACTAATTGGATCATTTAATGAAGAACCAGAAAATACATATATTTTTTCTGTTACATTCTTATTTGTTAAAATATTTACTTTAAATATAGGAAACAGTGACATATATATAAAGTATCTATTATTTTTAATTAAATAATTTTAAAGTATTTATTTAATTTCCCCTTAGAATATCATACATTGTTTTATAATATAAAATGAATTATAATATTAAATATTTAATTATTATTTCTTATGTGTTTATTTCCAATTTATAAAAGATTATATTAATATATAATAAATATGAATATCCTAGATTTTAATCAAGATATATTCTTTAAAGAACCACAATCTTGTAATAATTTTGTATGGTTAAATTCTGAATTTGAGCAAGATTTTAATATTTCATATAAAGATATTTATAAATATGCTATTTATTTTAGTAATTTATTAGAAAAAAATGGGATTTCTAAAGGAGACTATGTATTACTATTATTTGAGACATCGCCTCATTTTTTTATACCATTTTTAAGTTGTTTAATGAAAAATTTTATTCCGATTTGTGCTTATCCTAATAATACAATTCAGATTAAAAAAATTTTGGATGAATGTAAACCAAAAGTAATACTTGTATCTAAAAACTATAATGAATTATTAAATTCCAATAAAAGTTATGATGAAGAAAATAATGATATAGAATATATAAATGAACAATTTACTTTTCTATATGAAGAAATAAATAAAAAAAAAGAGTTTTTAAAAGTATCTGACAAAGATTTATTACAAATTTATTCTTATTATAAGCAATCAACAATAGGAGATATAAATATTAATAAACCAAGTATGTTAAATTTTTAAGCATTCAGTAAATGGCAATCATGGAATTCTTTAAAAGGGTATAGTACAATAGATTCCAAAAAAAAATATAATAAAATAGTTTCTTCTCTTTTATTTTCAGGCAATTTTACTAATAACCTTTATAAAGATATGAATATAATAGAATCATCAATTGAAACTATCATTAGTGGATATAAATTAAATGATACTACCCATAATAATGTAAAAGATATTGTAATAAATGAAAATAATACAGCATTTATACAATATTCTTCTGGCTCAACTAACAATCCAAAAGGAGTAGTAATTAGTTATAAAAATATTTCCGAAAATATAAAATCAATTTTGAAAAATATAATACCAACTGGGATAGAAAATTGTTCAATAAGTTTATTATGTTGGTTACCTCAATATCATGATATGGGTTTAGTAGGAAATTATTTAACAGGATATATATTATCTATAATTAATAAAGATAATCCAGTAAACTTGTATTATATGTCTCCTATGACATTCTTATCTAATAGTTCTAAATTAATAAAATATATTTCAGATAATAACATAGATTTTATTTGTTTTCCTAATTTTGCGTTTGAAATTTATAATTCTAATTTTAATATAGACGATTATAATAATTGTAATTTAAATCTAAGTAAAATACATATTCTTACAGGTTCAGAAAAAATACGAATTAACTCGCTAAGAACTTTTATAAATAATTTTTCTAATTTTGGTTTTACCGAACAAAATATAATGCCTTGTTACGGCCTTGCTGAATATACATTAATGGTTTCAATTAATAAAGGATTAGTACTTCATGATACTGATATTTCCGTAGGAAAAATTACCAGTGGTTCCGCAGAAAAAATATTAGTAATAAATCCTCATACTAAAACTATATGTAAAGATGGTGAGAGTGGAGAAATTTGGATAGCAGGTGTATGTAAAGCAATAGAATATTTTAAAAATGAAGAACTAACAAATGAATTATTAAAAGGAAAATTAACGGGAGATAATTTAGAATATTTAAAAACTGGAGACTTGGGATATATAATTGATGATTATTTATATATTAATGGAAGAATAAAAGAATTAATTATAATTAATGGTAAGAATTATTATCCAGAAGACATTGAAGATACACTTAATAAAATTAATCCAATTAGAAAAGGTAATAATTGTGTAGTTTCTGTTGAGGAAGATAATACTGAAATTTTAGTTTTATTTGCGGAATTATACACAGAATCATCTAAATTAAATTTCTCATTGGTTAAAAAAGAAATTTCTAAAAAACATGGAATAATACCAAAATACATGTTTATATTACCTTATGATTCATTACCAAAAACATCTTCAGGTAAAATAAAGAGAGTATTATTAAAAGATTTATATTTAAGTAAAAAACTTAAATTTATAGAGAAATTAGATGATAGTAGTATTGATACATGTGTGGATATTAGTAATATTGACCAACGTATTATTAAAGATTTTGGATTCTTATTTTTGGAATACGATTATAATGATAATAAAAGTTTTAAATTAAGCGAAGTAGGTGTATCATCAATTAATATATCTATACTTTATCAAAAAATCAATTTATTAGTTGAAAAGTATAGTCATAATAATATAAATAATATTAAATTTAGTACAGCTCATTGTTTTAACTTAACATATGAAGATTTACACGACATCCTATTAAAACTATATAATGACGAACCTTTTTATATTGGAGGAAAAAATAAGGATGAACATTTATCTGGTACATTAAGATTAATGCATAAAGATATAATCATTCTTCCAGACGAATTGCCAGAATTTAATAAATATGGTCTAAAATTAAGTGACAACAATTGTAATGTATTTATAACAGGTGTAACAGGTTTTCTGGGTTCATTTTTATTATATGAATTAATAACTAGAACAACATGTAAAATATATGCTCATGTTCGTTGTAAAAATAAAGATCATGGTTATTCAAGAATTATAGATATATTATCAAAATATAAATTACTAAACAAGAAAATTAGGGATCAACTAGAAAAACGACTTGTAATTATACAAGGAGATCTAGAAATTCCCCTATTGGGTTTAACTCAAGATGTTTATGATTTTTTATGTGAAACTATTGATGTAATATTTCATAGTGGTGCTGGAGTAAATTATATTCAACCTTATGAAGCTCTTAGGGGGTCCCATGTAATTGCTACAAGAGAAATAGTATTAATGTGTTTTAATAAGAAACAAAAAACGTTACATCATATGTCATCATCAACTACATGTGGGTTTTTTGATGCTGAAAAACATCCAGTTTTATATGAATCAGATATAAATTTTACTGGAGATAATATTAATTTTGGTTACGGTCAAGGTAAATGGGCTGCTGAAATGATTGTATATAACGCAATAAAACTTGGTTTAAAATGTAAGATATATCGCCCATCTTTTTTGACTTCTGATAGTAAAAATTATGTATATCATGAACAAGATATTATTATTAAATTATTTGAACTTATGCTTGATCATAAAAAAACATTTTATGGTGATTATTATTTGAATTGTATTCCAGTTGATAAAGCTTCAGCTAATATTATTTCCTTATCATTAATGGAAGACTTTTATTCAAAAATATTCCATATAACAACTGATTTGAAGAAAAATCTAGATAACACAGAATATCAATACAACCTGCTTGGAAACTTCTTTAACATTCCAATTGAATTTATGAATTTGAATGATTTTGTAAAATATATTAATAAAACAATAAAACCAGATGAAAGTTTTTATCCCTTATTACCATTTTTCAATGATAATTATGAGAGTATCGCAAAAACAGCTGGTAAAATTTACGATAATTCTTTTTGTAAATCTTGTTTCAAAAAATATCCTGAATTTGAATATAAATTGTCTTCAAATAAAGATACAATCATTTTTATATGTAAATATCTTATGAATAAGCCAAAATTTGGTTTATTAAACATATATAAAAATTATATAAAAAATAGTACATCACAATTTTGGATAATAAATGTTTTTATAGTTTGTATCATATGTTATGGTATTAAAAAATTTTTCTAATTAAAGTCATAATATGGATTATCTGTTATATCCATTCCACAATATGGCTCTGGATTTTTCTTATAATCAACTGGATCGTATATTCCTGCCGCTTTTGCGTTTTCCAATAAAAATTTAAAATTTTTCCAAAATTCTTGTTTATGGCCTTCTGAAGTTGTCATTATATGTGATAGTTCATGAATTGCCACAAATGATAACGTATTTAAATCTATTAGTTCTTTTCCGTCTTTCTTTTTATTTAAACAAAAAGCTATTTTTTCTCCTTTGTTTTCACTATATGCTGTATATTCACTCGTTGGTAAAGTTTCTGATATTTTTTTTGGATTAAATTTCTGAACTAACCTTTGAACATCTTCATCATTTGGATACTTTTTACCACAATAAATTACTAAATCTTTACAACGCTGTGTAACGTTTGCTAATAAATTTGCTGCTAATTCCATTTTATTTCGCTCTCTTACACAATATCTTTCCCCATCTACATCCGATATTATACATTTTAAATTAAAAGCGTCAGACTCATTATATATTTTTAAGCATACAAATATAACAAATGCTATAATTATATAAATTAATATACTGTGATTGTCTAAATTAAACATATATTATAATATAAATATATATAATATATTATAT